TAACTAACAGAGACGCTGACCAGTTTATTTATGGTGTCGGTACTTCAGTTAGTCCTGACTTACAGTTGGCGATCAATAAGGCAACAATGGTTGCAAAGGCAGACCTTGCCGATCAGATCAATGGTGAGTTAAATGCTAGATCAGAACAATTCGTAACCGAGTTGGGTCAAGAAGGCAATAAACAAGTTGCTTCAAGAGTTGAAGAAACTATCATTAATACTATATCAGCAACCGCAGTTGTTGGTTATGATGAATTTGCAAAAGATATTTTCATCACCGCAGGTCAAAACTATAGAGTATATGTAGGATTGAAATGGGGATACAATGATAATAACAAACTCTTTGCTTATATCAAAGATGATGTAGCATTAAAGATAGAAGCGGCTGCAAATGTAGATGAACTTGCTGAAGAGGCGTATGACAAAGTTATGGCCGCTCCAGTAATTGATGTCGAGGTACAATAATGAGCATAAAGGTATACACACAACCAGTATGTTCTTATTGTAATTCTGCCAAGAAACTATTAGAGTCTCTTGGCCTAGAATACGAGGCAATACAAGTTGAAGTAATCGGCATAGAGGAGTTTCATAAACAAGTTGGTAAACCTGTTAGAACTGTTCCTCAAATTATGATAGATGATGTTCTTATAGGTGGTTTTAATGAACTCAAAGAACATTTTATGAATGAAGGCAAGATTAACTTTAAAGGAGACTTAGTATGAACATATTTCAAAGAGATTTTAAATTCGTTGTTGAGTATGGGGAACCTGTGGCAATCAGAGCATTCAGTACTGATGGTGCAATCAGAAAATTCTTACAAATGGGATGGGTTGTAGGCGATATTCTCGCTATTGAATGTTATAAATAGTAGTATGTTGAATAACAAACTTAGTAAAGAGAAGTTTAACGAAATAATGAGTGGCTACGGCGAACTTGTTAAATTCGATCAATTTCTCAACGAGGGTGTCTATGACCCACATATCTTCAAGGCGTTTTTCCTTGCAGGTGGTCCTGGGTCTGGTAAATCTTTCATATCTAAAAGTTTATTCACCGGTACTGGTATGAAAATGGTGAATAGTGATAATTATTTTACTAGTGCTTTAAAGAAAGCAGATATGAGTCTAGATGTGAGAAATGTCGAAGCGGGATTGTTAGATACTATGAGAAATAAAGCCAAGGCACTTACCGGCAGTCAATTAGACAAACACTTAGCAAACAGATTAGGTGTTGTTGTTGATGGAACTGGAAGAGATTATGAGAGAATGCTCGGTGATATGGCAAAGGCAAAAAGAGTTGGTTATGATTGTTATATGATATTTGTTGATACTACAATGAATGTTGCCTTAGAAAGAAATCGTAAACGAGAACGAAAACTAGCAGAACCAGTTGTAGTAAAAAACTGGCAAGGTGTTCAGAAAAATAGAAATAGATACAAGTATGCTTTTGGTAATAACAATATGGTTGTGATTAGTAATAATAGAGACAATGACAATGAAACAAACGCACAGGTATTCAAATCTATTAGAAGTTTAATGCATAGATCACCTTTAAGTTGGCAAGCAAAAGCGTGGATAGCAAAAGAATTAGAAAAAAAGAAAAGATAGTGGCTGATATTATAAAGTTTCCAACAAAGAATTTTCATTCTACACCTGAAATGACTGCTGAAGAAGAGCAGAAAATGATACTATTAAGTAATAGACGAGCGGCAGATAATGTTGCTGAAGGTTTAGCGATAGATATTTTATCAGTATTACAAGATCAAATAACTAATATGCAATCAGCTGAATTTATTGCTGATCTTGCATTTTTGATTGAGGTTATTAAATCAACCTTACATAGAGAAATGAATCTTCATCATCCTGTTCAAGATATAATTGCTAAAGTATGCAAGGTGCAAACCACAAAAAATGGTGAGAAGGTTACACACATAAATTATAAAGATATACTGAATAAAGTAGACAAGGATCAAATAGATATTATATTTGAACCCGAATAAATTAGTGTTATAAATAATATTACTAATTACATAATAACTTAAAACTTAAACAAAAGTTTAATCTGTTAAGGAGAACAAAATGCAGAATACAGACGATATATTAGGTGTCAGCCGATTACCTAATGCAACAACAAAAAAAATAATGGAAAGTAGAATGGCCACCGATACCGGTCAGGTTACTTTATTAAGTGAGATTTGTCTAAAGGTAAATAATGCCAAAGATAAATCAAAGAAACTTAAAGTATTAAGAGACAACGATTGCCTACCTTTAAGACAGGTTCTAAAAGGGGCATTTTCACCTAATATCGAATGGGACTTACCTAAAGGTGATGTTCCTTATACACCAAATGACGCACCAATTGGTACAGAGCATACTGCTCTTATGCAAGAGTCAAGAACTTTATTTAGATTTGTCAAAAACGGAGACACAACAATTACTCAAAAGAAGAGAGAGTTGATGTTTATTCAGGTTTTAGAAGGTCTATGTGAGGAAGAAGCAAAATTCCTAACAGATGTAGTCAATAAGAGACTGAATAAGGTCTATAAAGGTCTTACAGCGAATCTAGTGAAGGATGCTTTTCATTGGGACGATAATTTCATGCAAAAACAACCGTCTTATCCAGTATAATTCGCAGTTTTTCAATGAAAAAATAGCTTGACCCATCTACCCTTTTATGATATACTATAAATAGTAGAGAATACATAGAAGGGTGGGTATAATGGCAAGATATAAGAAATTAGCAACAGTATTAAAACGAGTTGATTATAAGAAATCTTATAAACCGACAAAGAAGAATACAGCTATGATGTTTAATATATTAAATCATTCAATATTTAATGGTAAATTACAAATGCCAAATATTAGAATACGAAAATTAAGAGGGGCCTTAGGCGAGTATTGTTATGATACTAACGACCAAGACTTTTCTGAAATATCACTCACGACACAGTATCATAATATGCAACATTTTATAAATGTTCTAGCACATGAAATGGTACATCAATATCAAGTTACTATACAAAAAGATAGCGGTAATCACAATCAAAAATTTTACAGATGGAAGAATAAATTTGCTAAAATGGGACTAGAACTAGGTCGCACAGCATAATATATTATGAGTAATACATTGAATCGAGCGGAGAAAAAACTTATCCGCAATATATTAGATAATCGAAGAGCCGTTTATAAAACACCAAAACGAAAAATAGAAGGTGGTAACAAAGAATGTGGAGAGTACGAAGCTGCTCTAAGTCTCTTTGTTAAAGGCGTAATCAAAATTTCACGAAAAGTTAATGTTGAGTATGAGGGACCTCTTAATGAGGCGACTCTAACTTGGTATGAATGTAAACCGTGGAAGACTAAAAGAGAACTAAGGAGGTTTGTATGAGACAAAATATAACCAGCGGTTTAATAGCAGTAGTTATAACTTTTATAACATTTTATTTTCTAAATTATTCTTACAACACAGTTGATGAAATCACATCTATTAAAGTAAAAACACCAAAAGTAGATCAAGACTTTATAGATGATATTAAAGTTGCATTATCAGAACCTGATATCATTTCAGGTACAAATGAGCAATTCGTGGCTTCACTAGATAGTTGTATTGACTATGTTTATAAATCTGTATCCAAAGATTACAGACTACCTAAAGAAATGATTGTTGCACAAGCAGTACTAGAGTCTGGTTGGGGTCGATCTAGATTTGCCAATGAGGCAAACAATTTATTCGGTATAAGAACTTTTGATAAATCAGATAAGTGGATGTTACCTGAATCAAAGAAGGACTGGACAGGCTGGGGTGTAAAAGTATATTCTAGTAAGTGTGCCAGTGTACGAGACTATGTTCGTATTATTAATGAAGTATGGGCATACGAAGAACTAAGATTAGCAAGAGCAGAAAATCCTAATATATCCGCTGAAGAGTTGTCTATACATTTATACCGTTTTTCTACTAACCCTAAATATACTAAGTTAGTGATTAATATTATAAAGACAAAACTTGGCGAATATGACTTATCTTAATGATGTACATGGTATAATAGTAGGTGGTATGCTTCTTTCCACAGAAATAGAGTGTGGATATACAAAGGGTGTACTAAAAACATACAATATTAGACAAGAAGATAGAGAACGCAAAATATCTCTAAGACGAGCAGCCGGTTCGCATAAAATTGCCAGTCATTTGAGAGATCAAGGCGCTGATGTAGAGGTGATAGATTATGCTTACATATGGACTCTAGAAGAACTAAAAGACCTTTGGAAATCTAGATATCAT